AACCCTCCTGCCGCTGCACCGCCAGGTGCGGGTCGGCCAGCAACACCTCGGCCTCCTCGGGCGAGGCGGCCACCTCCTGCGGCGCACCGCGCGCGAACAGGCGGCCCGCCCGGTGGTAGCGCGGCGTCGGGTGGCTGGCCTTGAGCGTCACCACCAGGTACACCACACCCGCCACCGGGGCGGCGGCCTCAGGCGCGTCAGCAGCGCGGGGTTTTTTGGCGGCCATCGCTTTAGCCTCACAGCAGATGCGGCGTGACGATGACTTCGGCCGTGCCGTACCACGGGTTGGTCGCCCCGCCGGTGGTGAGCTGGCTGCCCACGATCGCGCGCGCGGCGGCCTCCAGGCTCGGCGGCACCACCAGCAGCGTGGGGCGGATGCCCAGCGGCCGACCGCCGTCGGCCCTCAGACTCATCATCGCCGTGCGCGCGGCGGCGTAGTTCTCGGGCGTCAGCGCCGCCTTGGACTTGTAGGCCATCTGCCAGAAGCCAAAGCCCGCGTTGGCGCGCAGGTCCACGCCGTAGCGGTATTCGTTGCTGGTGAACACCCGCTCGTCGTCGCTCTTGGTCATGGCGACGAACTCGGGGGCCTTGCGCTCCTGGTAGATCAGCGGCTTGATGGCGCGCGAGGCATCCAGCAGATACCAGGGCGTCTCGGTGCCCGCTTGCAGGTTGGACACCAGCGCGGGCGAGCCGGTGCCGTCCACGTTCGGATAGACCGGGTGATCGGTGTCGAAGAAGTTCTGCCCGTCAAAGCACAGCGTGCTCTCGCCCGCCTTGAGCAGGCCGAACACCAGCTCGTCCGGGAAAGCGGCTGCGGCGCGGCCCATCTCGGCCATCAGCGGGCGGTAGACGCCCACCGCGTCGTCCTCGATGTCGGTGCGCTTGACCCCCACCGTGGCTTCCCACGATTTGTTGGTGATCGCATAGCCGTGCGCGGCCATGTCCTTGATCACACGGTCGCCCACCCACTCGCGGAAGGCCGGGAACTGCCCCAGCCAGCCGTAGGTGTTGGACGCCGTGGCCGAAGGCACCACGGTGGCGATTTTCTGATAGACGCTCGCGGCGCGCATCGCCTCGAACGCGTCCTGGTAGTCCTTCTTGAAGCCGGTGTTGAGGGCGCTCAAGAGCGCCGGGGTGATGATGGCCATGTCGGTTTACTCCTCGTTCAGTTGATCGGTGAGGTACAGGCAGCCTTGCGCGGTGATCGCCCAGGCGTAGCCGCGCTGACGCACGTAGCCTGCCTCGGTGAGCACGCCCATGTGGAACTCGGCGTCGGCCACCAGGTCGGCCAGCACGGCCAGCGACACATACGGGTCCATGCGCGGCAGCGGGTTGGCCAGCCGCGCCTCGTACAGCGCAATCAGCAGGCGGCGGCGCGCGGCGCGGTGAGCGGTCAGGTCAGCCACGGAACACCTCCGGCGTCCAGCCCGCGATGCGGCACAGATGCTCGGCCTCGGCGCTCAAGGCGGCGGTCTTGTTCGCATTCGGCGCGACTTCTCCAGACTGCTGGCCGGTGAGCGCCGCCACCGGCTGGGCCACCTCCAGCCAGGCTTTCAGCGCGGCGATCGGCTGCTGGCTCCAGTAGTCCTTTTGCGCGGGCAGGATGCGCCCGTCAGCAAGCCCCGCCTCGATCAGGCGCGCGCGCTCGTCGGCTTCCACACGGGCGGACAGAGCGGCCAGCTCCGCCTGGAGCTTGGCGTGCTCGCTCATCGGCACGGCGGCGGCCTGTACGGCCTCCACCTCTTTCTTCAGGCGCGCGATCTCGGCATCCTTGGCCTTGAGCGCCTCCACGGCAGCGGCGGCCGGGTCGATGGCCGGGTCAGGGTTGCCCAGCGCCTCGCGCAGGGCGGCGATGGAATCAGGCATGGGGGTGTCCTCCGTGAGGGGTTGCAGGTCAGTCAGGCCATCGAGGCCGGGGTGGTTGGTCAGCGCCGCCATCAGCAGCGCCGTGATGCGCCCCGTCTTGGGGTCGAAACGGAACACCGGGGAGATGTAGCGGTACTCCCCGGCGGCGATCATCTGGCGCGCGCGCTCGGTCCAGACCACCTCCTCGGCCCACAGACCCGGCGCGTCGCCCTCCGCGCGCACGCCCACGCGCTGGATCCAGCCGGCCGCCGGGGCGGGCTGGCCGTTGCGCTTGGCCTCTAATATTTGGTGCTCGTAATCGATGGGCAGGTCGCGGTTCAATACCGCGAGGTCGGCGGCGATCTTTTGCGCGTCGTCTGCCGTCAGCACCCAGGCGTCGAGTTTCTCGGGCCGCCCGTCCACCGCGCGAAAAGACCCCAGCGGCAGCAGCCGGAAGGCATCCGGCGCCGCGCTGGGCAAATTGGCGGCCAGCGCCGCCAGGCAGGAGGTCGCGGCAACAGACATGGGCAGGTTCGACATGCCCCGCATCGTCGCCAGCCAGCGCCGCGCCGACCAGCCGGAAAGCGTTCAGCCGGGCATGTTCATGCCCGCCGCGGCCAGCGCAGCCCACCCCCGCCACCCAAAAGCCGCACAGACCCCCCGCTAAAGCCCGCTAAAGTGGGGGTCCGGGCCTGGTCAATGGGATGGTAGCCACCCGCATGAAAAAACGCGCCAGAGGCGGTTTTTGGGCGTGCTACCATTTTTCGCATGAGCTCCGCCCGCCTGACATACGACGGCCCTGCCTTGCAGGCGCACACGATGGACGTGCGGCTGCTGGCCCCGGCGCTGCTGGCCTTCGGCGATCTGGCCGAAGAAGCGGCCCGCGCCCTGTGGGGCGATCAAATCTCGGTCAAGGTTGAGGTCAAGGCCAGCTTCAAGACCGGCAGTTTTGGCATCGACCTCACCGTGGCAGCCGACCTGGCGCAGCAGGTCATGCAGTGGCTGCGCGGCGAGACGGCCACCTCGCTGGTCAACGGGGCGTCCCTGCTGGGAACCATCGGCGGCCTCATCGGCGCGCTCCAGTGGCTTCGTGGCCGCCGCCCGCGTGGCGTGGAGACCACGCCGGACGGCAAGCGGCGGCTCTTGTGCGACGACGGCGACGCGATCACCGTAGAAGAACACACCATCGTGCTGCTGCGGCACCTGCGCGTGCGCGAACACCTGTGGCAGGTGGTCGCCCCCATCGAGCGCGACGGCGTGGACACCGTGGCGCTAGGCACCGATGAGCGCATCGATGCCGTGGTCACGCGCGAGCAAGCCGCCTGGTTCGTGCCGCCCCCGGCCGATGAAACCGTGGTGCACGAGGACGAGCGCACGATGGCCTTTTCCATCGTGAGCCTGTCGTTCAAGGAAGGCAACAAGTGGCGGCTGTCCGACGGCAACGTCACCGCCTTCGTCGAGGTGGCCGATCAGGATTTTCTCTCGCGCGTGGACCGCAACCTGGTGCGTTTTGCCAAGGGCGATCTCATCATCGGCCGCACCCGCATCACGCAGCGCCTGATGCCCGACGGCAACCTGCGCACGGACTACACGCTGCTCTCAGTGCAGGAACACCGCCCCGGCGCGCCGCAGATCGAGCTGCCGCTGGCCTAGCGCCCCCCGGCCAGGTACTCGGCCAGAATGTCCAGGATCGCCCGCTTGTCATCCTCGCCCAGCGCGCCCCGCTCGGGGTCGGCCATGAGCAGCCCGCGCCGCGGCATCCGCTTCGTGCCGAACTCGTGATAGGCCGCGTAGGGCTTGCCAAAGCCCACCGCTACCTCGAAGGGCCCGGCGCGATGGGTGCGCGAGTCGAGCATCTCGCCGGTGCGGTAGAGGATCGAACCGCGCCCGCGCTTGGCGGCTTCGGTGGCCGGGCGCAAGGGTGCCCAGGGGCGGCCGGCCGGGTCGCGCCGGGCCTCGAAGCGGGTGGCGATTCTGGTTTCCATCTCCTGCCCGATGGCGCGCAGGGCCGGGGTCATGTCGGCCACGCGCCGGGCAAGATCGGCGAGCGCCTGCCGGACTTCGCGGTCGTCGATGTCGATGCGGATCATGCGGCCTCCTGCGCTATATTGACCTGGTGCGGAGTGGTGAGCCGCGGAAAGACGGAGGCCACGGGGTCCGACCGATGGTCGCACGATGAGGGAACGTCCGCCCCTCCATCACTCCAGCGTCCCCCACAGCGGGCTATGATCCGCATAGGCAGCGAGCCGTGGAAATTTTCGGAGTCCACGGGCAGGGCGGTTGCACAGACCGCGTTGGATGAGGGGACGTCCGGCCCTCCGCTGCTCCGTCTTGAGTGGCGAGTCGTGGCAAGGGGTGTCCACGAGGTTACGGCCCGCGCCGTAGATCAATGAGGGAGTTTCCCGCCCCTCCGTCACTCAAGACTCCCCCACAACAGGCGCACGCTGCCTTCACGCAGCCGGTTGCGCAGATTGCCGAGCGTGACTCGGTAGGCCGACACCATCGCATTGGTCGTCCGCTTTGGCCTGCCGGTGACGAAATCCACCTGCATGGCCAGTTGCGCCGTCCCATCGCCGCCACCCGGCAGCACCCACAGCGGCTTGCCGGATTTCACGTCCACGAGCAGCGCCCGCGCCTGCCGGAACAACGCGGGCAGCACCCGCCACAGCGCATCCGGGATCACGTCTCCATCGCGCGCATGGCGCGCCGCCTTCGGCCCGCGCAGCAGCCCAGGGCGCACCATCACCTCGGCCGACAGCGGCTCGATGCCGGCTTGCACGAGGTGCGCCAGATCGAGCGGCGAGATCACCCCCAGCCAGCCCAGGCGGTTGCGCTCGCGCCCGGCCAGCACGTCCTCCACCCAGCCCGCCCAGTCGCGCTCGATGAGCGGGGCAAGGTCATCGACCAACCCGGCACCGGTGGCCGCCGCGTAGCGCGCCACCTTGTCGCGCGCGGCGTCAATCAGCCCCCGCCAGCGCGCCGCCGCCTCGCCCACGTTGTAGCCAAAGCCGGGGTCGATGGCGTAGGGCACCTGCCGCACCTCGCCGGTGACGGGGTTTTTCCAGTCCACCAGCGGCTCGTCCGGGGCCTGGCGCTTCAAGCTCGGGTTGCCGTCCACGTCCTTGGCCCGCAGCGCCACAGCGGTGCAGCGGCAGCGCCAGCCGCTAGGCGGGTAGTGCGTCCGCCACCACGGGTCATCCACCGGCAGCGTGACGTTGTGCCATTGGCGGTGGCTTTGCCGAACCCGCTCATCGGCCCGTGTCACATAGCGCAGGAAGGGGTGGCTCGCCTTGGCCGCCTGGACGCGCTCCCAGCGCCCGGCGGCGTAGGCCATGCGGGTGTTGACGTCGTAGATCAGTTGCAGACGGCGGGAGCCGAAGCGGGTTGTCACCTCGCGCCCGTCGGGCGTGCGCACGGTGTTTTGGCCCCACCAGCCCGCGTCCTGGAGCATGGCTTTCACGTCGCGCATAAAGTCGCGCCGGGAGAGGTCGCCCTGCACGCTCGCTTCGATTCTCTGGCGGATTGCCTCCAGCAGATCGGCACGGGTGAGGCGCGAGACGGTGAAGGCCCGCGCATGCTCGTCCTGCCACAACTCGTGCCAGTCGTAGGTCACGCGCACGCGCGCGCGACCTTGGAGATAACGCACCGCCCCCTCGGGCGTGAGGCGGAAGGCGCGGGCGAACTCCTGGGGGCTGGCCGCAGCGAACAGCGGCACATCGCCCGGATCAGCGGCCAGACGCACGGGCATGGGTCAGCTCCCAGGCGTTGCGGCAGGCCGCGTCGCACCAGCGGCGGCCATCGGGCAGCGGCTCCTCGCACCACAGGCAAGCGCCGGTGGCGGCAGGCCCCGCCGGGCGGCGCGCGCGCATCAAGCGTTCCTGCTCGCGTTCCACCTCCAATTGCGCGCGGTCGGCGTCATCCATCCCGCCCCTCCACCCCCGCCACGCGGGCCACGAACTGCGCGCGCGCGAGCTGCCCGGCCAGCCGTTCGGCGGGCAGCTCGGGCAGCGCACGGGTCAGCCGCTCGATCAGCTCGGCGGCGGTCGCGCCGTCGCGCACGGCCTCATCGACGATGGCCTGCATGCGCTCGGCAATCGGCTCGACGAGCGGCTGCCAGTCGGCCAGCGCCTCCTCCACCAGCGCATCGAGCGCGTCCGGCTGCGGTGGCGTGCTCGCATTCTGGGTGACCCTTTGCGCGTCATCCCCCGCCGCCAGCGCCGCCGTCTGCGCCGTCTGCGCCGTCTGCGCGCTCGCAGCCGCTGCCCCCAGCACCGGCTCGTCGCCTTCCGGCGCGGGGATGCCCAGCTTCTCCGCCGCCCAGCGCGCGGGCACCGGAAGGCCGATGGAGACGAGCTTGGGCAGCGCCTCCGCCCAGGTGCTCACGTCCTCCGGCTCGGAGGTGTCGAACACCAACCGCGGGCCGCGCCGGGGGTCGGCGAGGCCAAAGTTCAGCGCCACCACCGGCCAGATCAGGTCGCGCGTGAGCGTGGCGGCCAGTTGTCGCGCATCCGCATCACGGATGTCCTGGCGCACCTGCGCGTGCAGATCGGCCACGCCACTGCCCAGCCCCGTGCTCTTGGCTTCGCTGGAGAGCGTCTGCCCCAGCACGCAGCGGGCGATGGCCTCGTCCGCCCAGGCGATCATCTTCAGGTGCGGCGCGCCGTCGCCGCTGCCCGCGATCTTGTGGATTTCGAGTTGCATCTCCAGCGGCATGATGGCGCGCGCGTCGTGCGCAAGGCTCGCCACCGCCGAGAGCAGCCGCGTCTTGTCCTCCTCGGTGGCCTCGCGGCCGTACTTGCCCACCACGAAGGGCAGGCCGTAGGTCTCCAGGAACTCAGCGAAGTCGCCCACCGCATACGCCTTGTAGACGAAGGGCCACACCAGCGCGCGGTACAGCCCGCCGCGCGCCACGTACCCGGCCTTGGGTCGGCGCGGCTGGTACAGCACCCAGCCAAAGGGGCGCAAGCCCTGCCCGCGGCCCGAATCGTCCAGCAGCGCCAGGCTGCGCCGGTCATCCGACACGCCAAACCACTCGTGCGGGCGCGGGTAGAGGTCGGGCAGCCACGCATCGCCCTGCCGCTGCCAGGCGATTTCCACAGCGGCAAAGCCATGCCCCACGGCGGCCATGAGGTCCACGAGCACATCCTCCAGCGCGTCGATCCCGGCGCGGATGAGTTCTTCGGCGGCTTCGGCGGCTTTTTTCTCCTTGGCATCCGCGCCCGGCGGCGGCTCGATGTGCCAGGGCAGGCGCGCCACCGCCAGCGCGCGCTGCTGCATGGCGGCGGCAATGGTCGCGTCGCGGTCTTCCATGTCGGCAAACAGCCGGTGCTGGGCCGAGAGGTCGCCGTCGTCGGCGGCGGCAAGCCGCTGCGCCACCTCGCGCGGGGTGAGTTTGACCAGCGCCGGGTCGATCCACGGCCGCGCGTGCCGCGCAATCCGCGCGGTCTGCGGCTCTTTCAATTCGGCCTGCCGGATCGGCTGGCCGTAGGCGTCGAGAATCATGTGTAATACCCCGTCACAATCACAGGAGGGCAGCCGTGGATCAG